CCATTATCATCCCGCCTTTCTATGCTTTTGGGGTTCGCTCTCATATTCCGTCATTTTTTCTTGAAATATCTGAACAAACGCTTTTACTTCTGGTGTCATATCGCAATTATGAGAACCTCTGCACTGGACTACTTTCCCATGCCATTCCAAAGTGTAGTAGGGTTTCTCCGGCTCTTCTTTCCTCCGAATGAAGAAAATCATGGTTTCTCCCTTTCTAACTTTCTCCATATAGGTGCCAACACAATGATGTAATGCTTCTCCTTCTTTTTTCAGTTCCTCTAAACGATTCGGAAGCCTTATAAACAGTCCCTCTATGTTGAGATTCATTGCTTCAACATCCTTTGTTTCTTTTCTTAGTTTCTTCAAGGTCTGATTAAATCTCTTGGCATCTTCTCTCGCCTGCTTGTCCTTGAATTTCACATACTGTTTTGACATTTCATCGTGTACATTCACAAAGTTTTTAGGGAACAGATTAAACTCGTTGGTCATGTCATAGCCCATCTTTTCAATCCATCCGATATAATCAAAGTAATCATGATCATATTTTATTTTCTTATCCGATATGTAGCGGCAGACCTTATGGAGAGTGGTGTATTTCATCATGTCAATGTAATTTGTGTAATTATTCGCTCGTCCATTGTCTGTGATGTATCTTAATATTTGGAATTCATCCCTCTTTAAGTCTGGCTTATATCTAAGAATCTCCAAGTCCCTTATGCTGGGGTCTCCAACTTCTCGAAGCATGTTGTACTGTGTTTTCCCGATTCCAAGGGTTTCCATAATGTTTCTCTTTCCGCTATTGAATACATTTTCGTTCTGTCTGTTATCATCCAAAAACTCTCTGGTCATTCTATAGAATCCAACCTTTAACAGCTGTTCTATAAATGGATATTTCCTGTATGAGTTGAAGTAATTATCTATCAACCATGGTGTGTTAAAATATCTTGGATCGTCGGCAATCTTATTGATAAAAACATCTGGAACACTATATTGCATACAGGTCCCCTTTATATCGCCCGCAAGTTCCTGGTTATACATAACTACACTTCTTGGATATATTGATTCTGACGGAGGGTACCATCCTGTGTATCTATCCCTGTAATAGCACCACCTCATATCAGTGTTCTTATATCTCGCCCACATATAATCAGTGACACCGCTATCTCTGTGTATTGTTCGATATCCTTCACTTGTGGTTATTCTCGGATTATGAAAATCCAGTCTGAAATCTTTTACATGGCAAAAATATCTTGTCAGAATGTTTTCTCCATCTGGCTGAACCAACACGCTCCATGCAACCGATACAAGACTTTGTCTGCTCATTCCCCCACTTTTCGCTTGGAGGAATTTATTACAGTACGGACACCTTACGATTCGATTGTGTTTGACCTCGTCTTGGTTATTCCAAACAGGTATTGTCTTATGCTTCAAATGCTTATTTTCCAAGATGAAAGTATGCTTGCAGCTTGTGCAATAGGCTTCCTTTCTGTCGGTATTGTAAAAAATATAATTTTCATCCTTGAATACCGTTTCTTCAACAAATGTCTGGTAATCATCTGGCAAAGCTTTGAATCGCTCCATTTCCTGATCGATAACATCTGTTTCCTTCTTATGTTTCTTTGCAAGCCTCATTGCTTTGACTTTATCCTGATAGCGTTCCAACAGTGCAAATGCAGGTCGTACACCACATTCATCTCTGGTTTTTAGCCATTTTCTAAATGTACTCTCCGCTCTCTTTGCATCCATATCCGTTAGGAACTCAAGCTGTTCATAGCTCCACCAATATTCCGCCCAACCCGATTCCCGGCAAACCAGATTGAGTAAGGCTCCCGTTCTCCATTTGCCGCATTCCACTTCAAGCGTTATGTAATTCTCCTTTTGGCAGAACACTCTAAACATCAACGAAATATCTCTCTTATTTCTTCCGC